GCCTCGACGCCAAGGACTCGTTCCTGGACATTCTCGGAGGCGACGGCGACAAGGCGTTTCAGTTCGCGTACGTGAACAAGACGATGGCCGCCGGCTCCAGCATGCAGGACAGGATGAGCGCGGCGGCGGCCGCCATGCAGCCGTTCGGGGTGCAGTACGACGCCAGCGGATATCCGCTGCCGGGAACGGGGGGCGTGCTGCCGCGCGGCAAGGTGCTGTTCGGTCTGGCGAAGGACCAGATGGGGACGACTGTGGACACCGCGAATGCGACGTGGTCCATACAGAATGGACAAGTCGTGGTCATTCCGATGACGGGGTATCTCTCGGGCGAGGCCGTGGTTCTCAACAGCGGGACGGGCCTGATAGGCGTGCCGGAGGCAACGGAGAACGGTGTCGAGGCGGAGATGCTTCTCAATCCGCAGGTTCGCATCGGTACGCGCGTGCAGATCGACAATGCCCTGATCAACCAGACGCAGATCAATCAGCAGGGATTTCCGAGATACACGGACATAAACTTCGTCGCGAGCACGACGAACGACGGCTTCTATCGCGTGCTGGTGGCGGAGCATCGCGGTGACGTGCGCGGCGCGCTGTGGAACACCAGCATCACGTGTCTGGCGATCAACCAGAGCTCGCCGCAGGGTCAGTCAGTGCTGCCCTACGGCATATCGCCGGGAGCGAACTGATGGTCGATCGTCGCGAGAGCGTAGCGCGTCAGCTCGTGTCGCTGAACGCGCTTCTCGACGGACGTCAGGCCACCATCTGGACGACGATGCCCGGCGTCCTGCAGTCGTTCGACGCGACGAAGATGACGTGCTCGGTGCAGCTCGCCGTTCAGGCGCAGACACGTGATCCGTACGGCACGTGGTCTAACGTGAGCATATCGGTTCTCACCGACTGTCCCGTGTCGTTCCCCAGGGGCGGAGGCTACGGGTGCACGTTTCCGCTCGTCGGGGGCGACGAGGGCCTCGTGCACTTCAGCGCGCGCTGCATGGACGCGTGGTGGCAGAGCGGTGGCGTGCAGCCTCAGGCGGAGTTTCGCATGCACGACCTGAGCGACGGCTTCTTTGTGCCGGGCGTCGTCTCGCAGCCGCACGTTCCGGCAGGCGTCAGCACGACCACGGCGCGCTTCTGGGCTGAGGACGGTAGTCAGTACGTGGAGCTGGATAAGCCCAACGGCAACGTCAACATCCACGCGGCGGCCAAGGTGCAGCTCGTCTGTCCGGGCGGCCTGTGGGTCAACGGCGTCATGGTGACGATCCCGTGAGAGTGCGCAAGCTGTCGGCCTCTGGCGACTACACGTTTGGACAGAGTCAGGCCAACTTCTACGTCAATCAGGCACTCGGCGTCGGGCAGAAGGTCGAGACGCGCCTTCGTCTGTTCGAGGGCGAGTGGTTCCTCGACCAGAACGACGGGACGCCGTGGTACCAGGACGTGTTCGGTGTGAGATCGAACCCCACGTATGATCTCGCGATACAGGCGAGAATCCTGACGACGTTTGGCGTCCAGGGCATCGTTTCATACTCCAGTGCGCTTACGCCGAACGTGATCGAGAACGGCGTGCCGGCGCGGCATCTGTCTGTGAAGGCGCAGATCATGACCATCTACAGTGCTCAGCCGGTGACAGTGGAGGTCAACCTCTGATGGCGACGATCGGAGCACAGCTCACCAGCATCGGAATTCAGGTGCCGGACTATGCCGACATTCTCCAGGAGGTCAAGATTCAGTTTTGGCAGATCTACGGATCTGACGCGGATCTTGATGACGATAGCATGGATGGGCAGTGGGTCGCAGTGCTGGCGCAGATCATCTATGACGTCGGGCTGGTGGCTCAGGCTGCGTATGCGGGATTCAGTCCGGCCACGGCGCAGGGCACGCAGCTCTCGTCGGTCGTCAAGATCAACGGCATCGCGCGCGCGTCGTCCAGCAACAGTACTGCCACGGTGTCCGTCGGTGGCGTGGCCAACACGACCCAGATACTGAACGGTGTCATAGGCGACAACCAGAATCTCGGCACTCAGTGGGCTCTGCCACCGACGGTGAATATTCCTGGAAGCGGCACCGTGGACGTCACGGCCACGTGCACGACTGCCGGAGCAGTGACGGCCGCGCCGGGCACGCTGATCAATATCCTCACGCCGACGCGCGGATGGCAGACCGTCACCAACGCGGAGTCGGCGGCGCCGGGGCAGCCTGTCGAGACGGACGCGCAGCTTCGCACGCAGCAGTCGCAGTCGACGTCGCTTCCGGCACTCTCGGTTCTCGACAGCATCGTTGCGTCCGTGCTATCGATCCAGGGCGTCACGATCTGTCAGCCATACGAGAATGACGGCGACACGACGGACGGCAACGGCCTGCCGCCGCACTCGATATCACTCGTCGTCGAGGGCGGTGACGCGACACTGATCGCTCAGGCGATCGCTCTCAAGAAGACGCCGGGTACCGGAACGTTCGGCACCACGAGCGTACAGGTCATTGACCAGAACGGCGTTCCGAACACGATCAATTTCTTCGTGCTTGCGCAGACGGAGATCATCACGCAGGTCACGATCACGCCCCTGACGGGCTACGTCTCTACGACCGGCGACGCGCTGGTGGCGGCCGTAGTCGCGTTCATCAATGGTCTCGAGGTAGGCGAGGAGTCGTACAATGCGCGACTATACACGCCCGCGAACCAGAGCGGAACCGGACTCGGCGCGACGTACGTGGTGACGAGCATCGAGCAGGCCTACAGGGGCAGCGGGCTCGCCGTGCAGGATCTTCCGATAGCGTTCAATGCCAAGGCCATCACGACTGTGTCCGACACATCACTCGTGGTGACCTGACGTGGCGTATCCAGTAGACGTCTGGGATGATCCCAGCAAGGGAGCAGACTGGGACTCCGGTCTTCAGTGGGACGTCAACACTGGTCCGGTCATCGGCGACATCACGCCGTACACGAGTCTGATAACCAGCGAGTATAACCAGCAGCCGAACTTCATGGCGATGATCGGAACAATCCTTCAGCCGATCGCGGACAGCATCGCCACTGTCCAGTCACTCTCCGCGGCGTTCGACCTGGACAACGCTGTCGGATCCCAGCTCGACGTCGTTGGTCTGTGGGTCGGTGTTACTCGCAACGTGGCGGTACCCCTGACGGGCGTGTACTTCTCGCTCGACGTGGCCGGGCTCGGTTTCGACGAGGGAACGTGGTTCAATCCGTTCGATCCCTCTACCGGACTTCTGGTCCTGCCGGATGAGAACTTTCGCACCCTCATAAGAGGTCGCATAGCGCGCAATCACTGGGACGGTTCGGTGCCCGGCGCGTACAACGCATGGAACATCGCGTTTGCCGGCACTGGAACCGGTATCCTCATCCAGGACTACGACAACATGCACATGCTGATGGCGCTAACCGGTGGTCCGTTCGACGCCGTGACCATAGCATTGTTTCAGGGTGGTCTCCTGAGCATGAAGCCGGACGGTGTTCACGTGGACAACTATCTGGTTCCGTCCGTGCCCAACACTCCATACTTCGGCTTCGACGTGGAAAACTCTGCCATCTCCGGATTCGACGTAGGCCAGTGGGGAATTCTAGCGTCGTGAGAGGGATACGCACAACATGACAATCGAGAATGATTTTCTCGCATTCGCGACGTCCGTGGACGCCAACGTCCTGGATCAGACGGACTACGCCGCGTCTTCGTTCGTGCAGAACGGCTTCTCCGCCGGCATAGCACCGTCGAACCAGCTCAACAAGGTGTGGCGACAGTCGTCGTTCGTCGCGGCCGCCATCGCGCAGTACATTGTCAACCAGACCGGAGACAATGTTCTCGACGACGGGAACCTCACCGAGTTCGTGACCAACTTCACGGCGGCCATCGTCGTCGGCGCCGGCACCAAGCCGCTTCGTCTCATCACGGCGAGCACCAACCTGAATGTCCTTCTGACAGACTATCGGATAGCGTGGGCACGCGTGGCCGCTCCGGCAGCGCTGACGGCTCAGCTCCCGACGGTGACCAACGCCAACGTCGGTCAGTCGTTCAGGCTCGGCGACGTGCAGGGCAACGCCAACGCGTTCCCGATATCCGTTGCACCGCCAGCGGGACACAACATCGCGCAGCTCCCCGGCAGCTACGTGATCAACGTCAACAGACAATGGAAAGAATTTGCCTACTGCGGCAACAGCACGTGGAGCGTCGAGTGATGATCATGAAGAAGTTTCTTGAGCGCACGGGTGCTCTGTCCCTTCTCGGAGCGACCATCGTCGCGGCTCTGCTGTGGATCGCGGCGCCTCCGCCGCGTCAGGCCTCGGCGCAGTTCCCGTCGCAGGCTACGTTTGCGGGGACCAGCGGAGGCGCCCCCAACGTCCAGACCTTGACGCTGGCCAACATGCCGACTCTCGTGATCGGCGTTCCCATCACATTCTTCCCGGGCTTCACCAACACCGGTCCGACCACTGTCAACATCAACAGCATCGCCAACACGACCACTCTGCGGCCGTCGAGTCTCGGCCTCGTTGGTCTCTCCGGTGGCGAACTGCAGACTGGCGTACTCACGACTATCGTCTACGACGGCACGAATTTCGACATCGTCGCGCCCGTCAATCCTGCACCGATCGGCTCGACCATAGATCTTCGAGGCACTTCATCCTCGGCGCCCCCCGGCTACCTGATCGAGGACGGATCCTGCATCAGTCAAACGACATACGCGGCACTGTTCTCCAGCATCGGAACGACGTACGGTGGTGCCTGTGGCGGGGGGTTGTTCGAGCTGCCGGATAGTCGCGGAACGATCTTCGCGGCGTTGGATGGTCAGGGCGTGAACGGCATTGCCGGTCGCATCACGACCGCGAGTTGCGCCACGCCGAACGCGATAGGACTGTGCGGCACCGAGACGAAGACGCTGCTACTGACTCAGCTGCCCACGGGCATCACGTCAGCGGGGAATGTCACGGTTGTTTCTGGAGGCACGAATATTATCAGTGCCTCCGTGAACAATCCAAGTTTCAATTTTGCGGCGGGCGGCGGCTCGATTCTTTCTGCGCTCTCCACCGGCGCCGTTTCGGGCCAGCAGACGTCGACGGGCAGCAACACCCTGACATCCAACAACACCAATGGCCTCGCGCACGCCGTCCTGAACCCGGTTCTCATGGGACGTCGGGCCATAAAGTACTGATGAGATGATCATGAACACCAGAATCTTCTCAAGGACGCTTGTCGCACTGGCGCTTCTGGCGCTGGCCTGCGGCGGAGCGCGGGCCGGGAGCACGATCAATCCTACGGTTCCCGCTCAGGGATCTAATCTAACGTCTGCAGTTGTTCGGAACAACTTCGCGAGCGCGTACAACGACGTCAACAACATCCTTGGTAAGTTCGCGGGTTCGACGGCGCCGGCCAACCAGACCGCGATGCAGGACTGGGTGGACACCAGCGCTAGTCCTGTCTACAAGTTCCGGTTCTGGAATCCCTCTACCGCGACGTGGGTGCAGTGGGGCAGCCTGAACATCAACACGGGAGCGTTCTCGGTCGTCGGGTCGTCCGGCGCGTTTGCCGCCACGGCGCCACTGACGGTTACCTTCCCGTCTGGCGTGACCACGTACGGCCTGAATGCCGATAGTAACTTCGCAGTGAACGGGGGCAATCTGGCGCTGGCGCCCGTCGGCAATGGTCACTTGATCGCCAACTGTTCCGGTGCTGGAGCCGAGCCGACCAACTGCGCCTGGACCTCGTTCGCTGACCAGGCCGTCGGTGCCTCGAACGGTATGCTGCCGTACCGGACCGGGGGCTCGTGGGGAAATATCAGTACCGGCACGAGTGGCGGCACGATTCCGCTGAACAATACGCCGAACGTGTTCTCGGCGGCGCCATCTATCCTCAC